GACTTCGGAGAGATTGCAGAACTGGTCTGGTCTGAGGATAATTTCGGAGCAAGGATTAGTTCCAAATTCAAATGCTTCATCACGTCGGTGCCCGTTACTATATTTGTTGACACACGCTTCTCGGCTGAAGATTCCACGCTCACCCGCCCTACTCATATAGAGTTCAAACATTTCTCGAAGGAAGCTATCGGTATCTGGCTTGACCGTGTAAGCCACGCTGTTGTTAGCCAGCGCAAGATAAGGTCGTCCCCCTTCTTCCACAGGACGATACCAGTCACCAGACTTAGCTGTACGCATACGGTCATCTGAGAGATTGGATAGAGAGATAAGAGCAGAACGCCGTACTCCACCAACTACCACGATGTCCGCAATCTTGCAGATAAGACCGTGTACCTCAAGAGAGTTTAGTCTTCGTCCGGCTGCTTTGCGGAAGGTATCGACTGTAAACTTAAAAAGAGCGTCAAGAGGGTCTGGACCAGACGCTCTTCCTCCGAACGTTTTAAGACGACTTCCTGCAAGTCGAACTTTTGACATGTCCCATTGAGGTATTCTACCACCATAGAGCAACTGAATAAGTTCCCGATACCCGGACGCCCACCCAAGTTTGCTGTCTCGAACTTTAATGACCGTATCCGATTCCTTGAACTCATGCGGGACCTCCGGTAGTTGCTTAATGTATTCTCGTTCAACGCTAAAGCCTAGGCCAGTACCACACATCAGAATGTACAGTACCTCCGAGAACTTGCGAGGGTGGTCAATGGGTGTGTAGCTACAGTTATATCCTGCTACGTGGTGTTGCTCAAGCGCAGGACCAGCAGTCATCATGATACGCATGGAGGGCATAATCTCCATACGACGCACTGCCTCCATTGCGTCAAACAACTGAGAGTGTAGCTTAGCAGGAATACGTGCTTTCCAAAATTCGTGTACTCTGTCTACAGTCTCGTCCCACGTTTCCCGCCTACCTAGGTCGTCTCGATAGCGGGCATACCGAGAAGTGTGAATGAATTGCTGATACGGTGTCATCCTTAAGTATCCTCGTACTTGTCATAAAATTCTTCTAGCTTTGGAACATACGATAGAAGGTGGTGGGCTCCCGGACTGCCGTCACGAGTAGTAATCATACGTGCCCCTTCGATTGCACATGCTCCTAAGAACACTAGGTCCTTACGGTGCATTCTCTTCGTCTCCCCACCAGTAGTCTTCTCTTTCGAAGGCCGTCCTACGCGCTTTCGGCCTGTCGTACTTCTTGATGTCGGGGACGATTCTTTGTCTGTATTCGGCATTCTGTCTTACCTCCTTAGCTACCGGATTCCGACGACGATAGTTTTTGTGTGCCACAGCACATACTCCTTTACATGTCCTTGATATGATACCCATGACCAGTGCCATCAGAGGCCCATTTACGTCCTCGATTCTTCTTCATCTTCAAGTCAACTATAGCTTGCAAGTCTTCCGGGAGAATACACTGGCCCTCTCGGTACTTGAAGCGTCCCATCAATCGCATCAGTACAATAGCAACGTCGGCTATTTCATCTGCCACAGACACGAGTACCCCTCGCTCGTGGTCTAGCTCTCCCCACAATTCAATTAGTTCTTCGAAAGCTCGCTCTACCGCCCTGCCGTAGAATTGTTCCGGGATATCTCCGAACTGTTCCTTTGCCCACTCGTTAATACTATCAGTCGTTTCCATGTTAGTCAATCTCCAAATCTTTGAACTTATCTTTTTTGTTCTCAAGAACATCTTCGAATCTATCGAGTAGCTCTTCGGTTGATCGTAGTTCTGGATAATCCTCTCTTTGAGTTCATCCAGAGTCAGCATCATCGTCCTCCTCGTCCGCTGGTCGTACATAGGCCAGCAATTCCCCTTCAGTACCACGAGCAGTAAAGTCAATCTCAAGCTTCTGGAACACTTCGCGGTCAGCCACCGGGGAACTGAACTGGACAAGTCTATCTCCGTTGTCTAGTACCCACACTAGCTTTAGATTGTTCTCATCTATAGAAGCGTTGTACTCTACAGAAAGCTCACATCCCGTTACTCGGGGAAGGCCCTCTGCTACTGCACCTGCTTCAGTCATCCGCCCTTCTTTTGCTAGGCGGATATGCTCTTGCTCTTCCTTCTTCATAACTTCCTCTACGTCTCCATATGGAGTTAGTGCATGCATACTTCCGTTCTCAGATACAGCATACGTTATTGGTGGTTTATGGGTTGTATCAACCATTACCACACTTCCAGGAGGAAGAGTATGTGTGTGATTTGCAAAAGTAGTAGACATTACAGCCACTCCTTCAAAAGATAGTCCATACTCAACTCCATTAGGTCATAGTCCCCGTTACGTACTTCATGCTTCATGAAGATACCTGACCAGCTTTGGAGGTTCTTCTGTGGGCCTAAGTATTCGGGGAGGTCTGAATAGAAACGCCCGCACACGAGCCCAACGCGCCTCTCCCCAGTTGCAGTGTACACGGAACCATATTGTTTGTGTTGTTGGTGTCCCATAGAAAAACTGTGTCCCAGTTTGCGCAACTTATTTTCAATTGTCCCGCCAATGGGGTTCGTGTACAATGAGTCAGGGTTAACGAAGTAGTGCGAGTATAGAATACCGTCGAGTTGGAGAATTTCCAAGAAGGGCACAGAGATAATCCCACAGCTATCGAGTCCGAAGGAGTCGTCTGAAAGAAATCCTTGGAATTTACGGTTATTAGGATCTTCCTGTCCTCTACGTACCCGGTCTTCGTGGTTCCCATACGTGAAGTATACCTCTGGATTATATCCTCTAGGTTTACGCAATGCTCCTAGGAACATTTCCATTGCTTCCTTGCCAGCTTCGAAGTCTGCCTTTACATCCTTATCTTCCCATCCGTGGGAGCCGGGCTTGTCATAAGAACAGAGAGAAGGCATATCCCACCAGTCACCTATGATAATTACTTTGTCAGGTTTCTTATCAGCTAGGTAGTGACCTGCTGCTAGGATATGCTTGGTATCAGACTCAGGTCTAATCTGAGTATCAGGAATAAATGCGTGCTTCATTCACTAAGAGCCTCTTCCAAGTGGTCCCTCCACTCTGCGTTAGCTGTGTCAAGGATATCAGCAATCATCCGCAGGTGGGTAGATGTGTATGCCCCACCGTAGGGGTCGGGCCAGAAGTCTACAAACCCGTCTGGACCTGTTTCAAAATCGAATAGATACTCCTCTAGCTTCTTATCACTGGGAGGAGCACCAAAAGTCTTGGTGACATATTCACTAATAATTTTCTTCAGTTTTTCTTTGTCCATTCTTCCGGAACCTCTGTGCCTACTGCACACTGGATGTCGTGTTGTGCACACCAATCGGTGTATCGCTTTAGTTTCTTCTTTGTCAACCAGTTGTCATACATAAACAGGATTCGAAAGTTGTCTCTGTTTATTTCGTTGTTGCTCCTAAGAACAGCGAGGATTTTTGTCCTATCGCGGGGAGTGAACTTTCCCTTCGCCTCAATGAATATCCCATTGGCAAGGATAAAGTCAGGGGTATACTTAGCAGTAGTATACACATCAGTTGACCCACATGCTTGACACTCACTTCCTCGTACCTCTTTCTGGTATGTGACAGTAACTGTTTCATAGTCAAACTTTACACCCGCCACCCGCAAGGTACTTGCTATCGTCTCTTCGAACTTACTCCTAAAGGCAGGGCTACGACCCTTCAGTGACCGCCCCCGCTGAGTTTTCTTTGACAAAGGTCTTCGCTTGCGAGCAGGCATTAGGCGTAATACTCTTCTATGAATGCGTTAGCGTCGGACTCATCACTAAACAGCCACGGACAGATATCCGGAACCGAACGCCAGATATACAACATAATTGCATTCTCGTTCCACCGAGCGACCCAATCTTCGTCACTGATTCTGGACCGATATACGGACATGGCCCTCGCACACAAGGCAAACTCATCGCCATACGCAGGAGAGAGGGTGGATTCGGCTTTCTTTGGGCCATAGCCTTTGATTCCCATTACGTTATCAGCAACGTCTCCTTGTAGCATTTGCGAGAAGAAGTTGAAGTCTGCCATATCTACATCAACGTCAACTACTTCGTCCTTAACAAAGTTGTAATGCAGTCCCGGAACAGAGAGTAAGTCTTTATCGATACTCACTATGACTGGGACCACATTAGGGTCGCCCGGATACAAACGTTCCGGTGCGTCCTTTGCTGCTTGGCAAAGGTAGTCATCTGTCTCAGCACCTTGGGTAAGTACCGTAGGATACTTATTACGAATGTAATTACGAATCTCATCGTAGTGTGTAGGTTTGTTCTTAGGGTCACGATTGGCCTTGTATCCGTGGTTGTTCTCTTCCCGGAAGTTAGGCTGCTCTGTACACCCAGTAAGAAATATC